TGATAGTTTTCGCTGACGAGTCGATAGAGTCAACCCAAATGATCTCGTCACCGATCTCCACAATGCCACGCGAAATAGCGGTCACGTCATTCACCGACAGGACAGTCGCTGATGCCGTGGCTGAGGCAGTCAGATACGTTGCCTGATCCTGCAGTGTCGTGTAACCATACAGTTGCATCAACGTCTGGTCAGTTAACTGGCTGAACGTACTCATCTAGTTGCTCGCATTCACGAAACGGGCCGTGTTCTTGTTCACGATCATGGACGCCGGGGGCATAGTATTTGCGTCATACGGGCGACCCAAAGCACGAGAAGCAGTCTCAGCCTGACGTACCTTGTCAATGGTTGTCCCCTCGGGTTGGATTCCGTTACGTCTCGCCGTCTCATACGCGGCAAGATCAGTCTTGGTTTTTGACCACATGGATGCGAGACCGCTTGTGGCGGTTGCGTTGATGGTCGGGTTCGCTGCCTGTAGACATTCAGCGTACGTAGCGTGGTCTTTTGTTTTGCAGCCTGTGCGGCAGTTATTCGACAACAATGTATTGTCCGTATCCTGCCGCCACCACGGCGGCCTCCGACTCGTCATCAAGAATGTTTGTTGCACCGCCACGGAAATAGTAGTCCGCGTCAGTGATGGCCTCTTGTGCAGGGAACGTGAGCAGTTCACCCGACGTTCCAGTGATCAAGAGTGCCTGACCGTTATCAATCGGGTAACGGCTCAACAGCACGTTGTCCGTGTATGCCAGTTCAATAGTCGGCAGCACAAGATACCTAGATGGTATGTACACGGTTGCCGTGAGGTTTGAACTGAACTCCATTGGCCTAGCCGCAATGTCCTTCACCAGCAGCAGTGTCGCTGTCACGTTAGAATCAGACGACATTGGTTGTGCCGAAACGAACTGGATGCGGGTAGACTCGGCAGTCAAATTAGACGAGCCAACAATAATACTCGCTGCCGCAAACACGATCTTCACGTTGACCGTCAGCGTCACCTCGGCGGACATGGACGCGGAAGCGAGCAGCACACCGACACCGTTAGCGGTCACGTTAGACTGTGCCGACATTGACGACTCAGCAAACGCCGTGATATTCGCTGCAGCCGTCAGGCTAGAATCAGCCGTTAAAGCGGCGGCACCGTCAAACTGCTGAGGGATACCCAGCAGGAAAACGACAGGCTGCGAAATGTCAAACATTAAGACAGGCTAAGAGTCACCGAAGAAGAAGCAAACTGGACAGTATCACCAGCAGACACCGTGCGGGAAGCCGTCAACGGGCCATAAGCGAGACGCTTAGGGGTTCCCGCGTTATCCCAAATCTCAACACCAACCACCGTACACGCAGGCATACCCGTGAACGAGATAGCAGCATTGTTACTGATTGACCCGGACGACGCCGCATCAAACGCGATAGTCTGGCGGGCATATGACCCACCAGTCACCTCAGTGCCAGGAGCCGAATCTGAACCGTTCGCCGTCATCAAAGCCAACTTGACAGGCGTGGTGACAGTGTACGCAGACGTACCCACCAGCGCATCAAGCAACTGATTCTCAATAGTGTTAGGGAGATTGTCAGCCACGCTGAATCCTTATCTTTATAGAAACAAAACCAGTAGTGCAGTGGAGGCCACACCCGCTATATGATGTGGCCCCCACCAGCCATCAACTAGGCGATGGACGAACCAGACTCAATCCGGTACAGTGCATCGTTACGGTAGATGGACCAGCCCTGGAGGCTGTACCAGCCGACCGGGCGGAACCGCATCAACTTGTCAACGACGGGACCGATAACGATACCCGGCTCAACAGCGGTCGCCTCAGCGAGCGCCTGCTGGCCTGCGATGATCGTACGGTACACCTTCGCGGACGAGGTGCCGTCATTCGCCGTGTACGCGCGAGGCGTCTCCACGACGTAAGCGCCACCGTACACACCGGTCGTCGCGTTGAGGATGTTCCCCACGTTCGGATCGGTGTACTTGCGGATGTCCTCAAACGAGAGGGAGCCGGTCTCTGCACGGAGGTCGTGCGCGACCTCGGGGTGCATGTAGGCGGCGTACAGCATTCCCTCGCGGGGGACAGCGTTCGCGGAACGCATCTTGGCGACAGCCTTACGGATGTACTCGCCCTCGATCACGTCGGTCGCGGTGATACCGGAAGTGGCAGTGTTGCCAGTTCCCGCGTAGATCACGTTGGTGCCGGTGATGAGGGTCGACACGACCAGGCGGTCGATCGAATCTGCCATGTTGTAGGCGACAATGTTAGCGATTGCCGGGTCAACATCGGAGAACGCGAACTCACCCAACTTGCGGGTGTTCAGCACAGTGTTACCGTACTCGTTCAGAGTAACAGTCACCGTGTTCACGTCCGACAGTGCCACAGCGTTCGGGTCCACAGTCTCCGACAGCGTGCTTGTGGCAGCGGTCAGGTCCTGGTACAGGGAGAACACCACGGACGAACCGGGCATTGCCTGCTGCACCGGGCGCTTATCGGCGAGGTTGCGGAACAGCGGCTGCGAACGAAGAGCGAACTCAACGTAACGATCATAGGCTGCCTTAACCAAACCGGCAAGGGCCGTGGTAGAAGTGTATGCGTTAGACATTTGTAGCGTTCACCTCCTTAGGTGAATAGTTGTTGTGAAAGATACCTAGCGAGAATGCTAGATAGCCTGCGGTCCCAGGGCGTTACCGAACAGAACCCTGTTGAGTTCTTCCGGTGTTTGGGCTGCACGGATAAGTGCATCCAACTGGTCTGGGTCACCCGCGTAGGTTTCACCCGTATTCTGCACGTTGGCGATACGGTTGAGAGCCTGCAATTCAGGATTCGGAGCCGCAGGCTGCTCCTCGCTTTGCGGCTTGGCACCGAACACGTCACCGTACTCGGAAACCCAAGCCTCAACCTCCTCAGCGGAGGTCACATCCTCGGGAATGAACTTGGAGATTTTCTCCGGCAGTCCCTTGGATGCGAGAACGTCCTTGACTGAGCGTTCACGGACACTGTTTTTCATGTTCGTGAGATTGTCTAGCAGTTCTTTGTTCTGCTTCTTCATCTCACGGTATGCTTTACGCAGTTCCTTCATCGCGTTCGACTCTGCTTGAGCGTCCTCAAATGCGTCGTCGTCGTCCCAGTCAAAATTGGACATTGGTACTCCCTTACTATTCGATAGGTGAATCGCCACCCACATCATCAACCGGGGAAGTAGATGATGGCTGTGACTCTCGGACTCATACACTGACGGGGCCGATCGATCCGTCTAGGAGTGGACGTGCCCAGTATCGAACTGGGGTTTGGACAATCTTAACCTTTTGGGAAAGAATTGTCCACTCACCTGTCACGCCCGTATTCAGTTATATGCCAGGAGTCCTAGCGAGAGTGCCACTCGTGATACCGCCAGCAATGCCACCGAAACGTGCACGCTCACGAGACTGCAAACCACGAACCTTACGGCGGGCTTCCTCATCCAAGTCCAACTGGGACAAGGCCGTCTCCTCAGCAGTCAACGTGCCCTGCTCAATCTGGGCTAGACGTTCCGTAGTACGCTGTGTCCTAGCGATATCCGCAAGTTGCGGCTCAATCTGCGTGCCCATAATGTCACGCTCACCGCCAAGGAACTCACCGATACGCTCAGACACGCCAGCACCAAACTCCAAACCGGCACGTTGTGCGTAGCCACCGACGATGGCTGCGTTAGCGCGGCGTTGAATCTCACCCGTCGTGCGTTGCGGGTCCAGAACGTAGGATGTGAGTGTGGCGGGGTCCACGTTGTAGAAGCGTTGCAGGCTGTCGCGGACTTCTTGCGGTGTCTCTGCGACTACTCTTTGTGCGTCCGTGATGCGGTCACGTACCTCGTTGACGGAGACGGAGAAGTCGCTTGCGAGTCTTGCGATAGCGTCGTACTCTGCCTGTGTACCAGACTGACCCAGGTAGTCGCGTAGTCCTGCCTCACGGAAAGCCTGACGGTACTGTGTCTCCAGGTTCAGGTATTCTGCTTCATTGCGAACATCAGGGATACCACGCTGCTGCAAACCAAGCAGCCCCTTGAACCGAACCTTATACGGTTCCGTCTGTCGTAGACGCTCGGAAATAACGTTAACATTCGTACCCCACTGGTTGATCAAAGACTCAACTTCACCAGACAACGAAC